CCCATTGGAGAATGGCCTCTTGCAGATTGGCTCCTTGGAGCCTGGCCCCGTGGAGATCGGCCCATACGAGATTGGCCAATACGAGATTGGCCCCGAGGAGATCAACTCCTTCGAGATTGGCCCAGCGGAGATCGGCCCCTCCGAGATCGGCCCCGCGGAGATTGGCCCCGCGGAGATCAACTCCTTCGAGATTGGCACCGCGGAGATCAACTCCTTCGAGATTGGCATCGCGGAGATTGGCATCGCGGAGATCAACTCCTTCGAGATTGGCGTCGTGGAGATCAGCCCCTTCGAGATTTTGCACTTGGAGGCTGACGACGCCAAACGAGACCTTGTTTTTACGCAATTCATCTAGAAACGGTAATGATTTTCTTGGTCTGCCGACGACTTTCTTTCTCATTGCTCTTTTGATTTGTTTTGCAAGAACTACGGGTGTTTTTCTCACACGACGTCCATTTCGTTTCACGGTAAGCTTAATACCCAATTTCTTGGCTGTTTCCCCAAGAGTGTCCATTTTCTTACCAAATTCTAACATACTTCCTCTCATACTTTTTCTTTTAGTATACATTTTATTTGACATTTATATAAAATGTAAATATAATATTTTTTCCGATATTGTATTTACATTTGAATTTATTAGTATTTTTTCCTTAAAAAAAATTGATTTTTGGTGTTGTCTACTTTAAACTAACTGTTTATATTACGAGGACCCTTTTTTCCATAGGGGGGTTTATTTCTGGCAATCCGATTGTCTACCTGACCACCATTTAAAGGAGCAGCTGCATTTTCTCCATTACATATTTTATTGTTATTCTCAAAAGACCCAGATTTACAGGTATAATCAACTTTATATAACCATTCCGCAAATCCGGTTTGATTTGCTTCAGATTTATTTTTAACGTATAAATTGTTGGACGACCTAAATAAATCCCCAAAATGTTTCATTGTATTTTGATTCATAATAAGCACTATAAATATTTTATTTTCAATGTTTTTACGTTACATATCTTTCCGTATCATAAATTTATTTTTCTTGAAGTCACGTGTTCTTTTTTTCTCTATATACTTTTTTTCCATGACACTAGGGTCTTCTTCGGAAAATGTATCGCTAAAATTATTTTCTATTTCGGCTTTATCGGGTATATTTTCTGAACTGGTTATATTTTTCTCCTGGTTTTTTTCTTTCATTTCATTTACATTATATTCTGTGACAGATTCAAACATCCAGAAATCGGAACATTCTTTTGATAAAATAAAATCATAAGACATTAAAAAATATCCTTCGGCTCCCCAGTTTTTACCCATACTGTTTTTGATTAAAAAAGATTGTTTCTTATCACTGTATCCTACTGCGCATACACAGTGCCCCCCTAACAGGTTTTCTGTTTCTTTATCTGGACGGTATTCTCCAGAACAATTTTCAAAACTATCATAAACATAGAATCCGAATAGAAAAGGATATCCTTTTGCCAGTGTAGCCTTTAAGTGTTCCAGTTTTTTCGGAATTCTCTTGTATTTTATATTGTAAAAATGAGTCTCGAAATCTTCTGGTTTACTATTTATTTTATTTAAATCATAAGGCCACAACTTTTCATCACATACCCCGAACTCAATCAATGTTTTAATGCTATCGCGTAAAGATATACTAGATTCGATTTTTTTCTTTTTTTCATTAAAATACAGGAACATTCTGGATGGATCTGTTCCAAAAAGAGAACATATTGCGTTTGCATTACATGCGTCCAAATCAAGTTGATCATATACCACTCCAAATTTACTACGTAAATCTACTTTGGATGGAATGTTTCTTAGATCTTGTTTAGAAAACGACAAAACAAGATCACGGTCATCGTGTATATCCTTCTTCCAGCCATATGATCTTTTTTTCTTGGAATATCCTACTCCCATGTTTTTAATTATTAAGTTGTATTATTTTAATTTATTTCATACGCACAATTAACAGAAATAAATTATTCTAAAGCACCGTATACTACTCCATTAGAAGAAGCATTTGGAAATACATCTACATGTGGATTCAGATCAAATTTTGTGGTTACTGATTTGTTGGAGTTTGTACTTTTTATAAAACAATAATTGCAATAATCACAAATTGGATGTTTAACGCTTCCATTTATTTTTTTTTTGGTTCTCCAATTAATATCAACACTAAAAAATAAAATAGTATAAATAATAAAATTATTGGTTGTAAAAGTGTTACTCCACCTATGTCAATAAACTTTTCCATCGGTGGTACTGGTATAAATTCAAATTCTACAGCTCCATTGCATTGTCTTGAATTATCTATCCAACCTAGTCCTTTTACATCAAAAGATAATTGAGATTTTTCTGTGACTGTGTCATCTAGAATGCATATGTATCTCTTTTCAGGTGGCCAAGGTGAACGTTCTCCATCACGAGAAGGTGAGTAACGCCCGCGTCGGTCACGAGAGGTTAAGAAACTATATAATTTGAAGTATTTTCCTTGTTCTTCCACATAGAAAGTATTATTTTCATATACATACTCGACAGAATTCGGATTCAGTGGGCGAATTTTTTTTATTTCCTCCGGTGAAAATACCAAACCTGTGGTTTCGTTGTAATCGTTTGTAAGACCAACCTTTACGGAGTTTACAACAGTAGCATATCTCAATAATGCATTTTTTGATTTTATCTGTATACTTTCGTTGGAAACTACAATATCAAATATATTAGAGTCTGAAAAAACAGTCCTACTTTCATCTTCAGTTCCAAATAAATGCAACTTATCAGGTAACAAACCAGATGTAGTCTGTCTAGATAAACAAATATCCTTGTTTCTGAGTTTGATTATGTATTTTCCAGTTGTAAGTCTCATCTATTCTTATTTACAACAAAATAAAATAAGAAGGTCGCTTAAATACTAAAAAAAATAATAAATCTTTTTAACACAATGTAAAACTATATCCTTATTCCAGCCATATGATCTTTTTTCTTGGAAGATCAGACTCCCATGTTTTTTTTATTTATTTCATACGCATAATTATTTCTGATAAAAAAAATAATTTTCAATATTAATGTATTCTAAAGCAAGAAGTATCTACACTCCATTAGAAGAAGCATTTGGAAATACATCTACCAGTGGATCCAGATCAAATTTGGTTAGAAAAAAAACAAATGAAGATTCTTTCCAAAACACACCACCCCAAACGGGGTTTACCCAACGAGATTTCTATCAGAAAGGAAAAACCCAAGAAAGAATCACAGGGAACGAAACTCCACAACAGGAAACTCCACAACAGGAAACTCCACAACAGAAAACTCAAACCGAATGCCACTGTCCATCGCATTGGGAAGAACTAAACAAACAAACTCATTCAAATTGGTTATACGGGAATCCAATTTGGATGGGTTATAATCAGTTTAACCGTCCCTCTTGGAATCGTAGCCCTGATCAATGGGTAGGTGTTATTCAGAATGAACCATCTAATATAAACTACCAATGCAACTGCCCAATGTGTATGGGGAATTATAAAAATTGGCAACAACACAATACACGTGAATATAACGGTTGGTATGATAACTGTCCAAGTAGACAGTTTAGCTGTCCAAGTAGACAGTTTAGCTGTCAGACTTGCAATGGATATTGTTTTATAATTGTTATAATATTTTTATTGCTATTGTTATTAATTTGAATATATTTTTATTCTTCTATTTTGTCGTGCAACTATTATATTTTGACCATGAAAAATACACAGATGGGTCTAAAACGCAATTTGTACTATGCAAAGTCACATTCATGTCAGGTGAACGGAATTCCTCGATTGTGAGTTTTCCTCCGAACATGATTAGACTCTGTCTAGGTGGTGCAGTTTTTATATAAACATACTTACCATAAATTTGTTTTACAAATATATCTAGTAAACTAATCGTGTACTTTGTCGAAAATGAATTATCGTTCATAGCATAAGCTTTAGAACATTCCCATGTACAAAATACTCCCATTACCTTGAACCTTTTTCTCAATTCGTCGTATCGATATGGAAGTGTTTTTGGTGAACCGTTGAATGAGTGACAACACCACCAACAGTTAATATTCGTTTTATCTGGCCAGTTTAGTTTATTATTTTCTCCCCTGAAATTCTCAAGAACCATACTAAGTTTATCATTGGAATTTTCTTTCCACACTGTCTCGTTGCTTTTTTTAGTAGGTTTCTTTTTGAGTAATATATTCGCTGCTCTTTTTTTATTATAACTAAGCGATTCGTCATTGTTGATATTGTTAATTATACTTTCATTTTCATTTTCTTCTTCACTATCGTATTCTTCTAAAGGAACATCGATATTACATAAATTGTTATTAGATCGATTCTGTTCCTTAAATTTTGTAATTATACTTTCATTTTGTGATGCATTTTGTATACCTATATTGAATTTTCCAAACGATATTGTCTGGACGTTATTAGATTCGTTTAGTTTGTTATCAGTTGAAAATTTCAATTTATCACCAACAGTATCAATACTGTTTCCAGTGGTAGAAAAACCTGATATTTTAGACACAGAATCTATGTCGCATTTTTTCCGACGCCCTCTCTTTTTTAGTATTTTCTGATCAGGGTTCTCTGTAGTTGTTTCCTTTAGTTTTGGTTTTCTTCCTCTCTTTTTGAGTATTTTCTGATCAGGGTTTTCTGGAGGATTTTCCTTTAGTTTGGGTTTTCTCCCTCTCTTACCACTCATGGTTATTGACTATTTTAGTCTTTTTTGTTTTTTTATATGTATTTATTTAGTTTCGAGACACATACTAAATATATATAAAGAAACAATTAAATTTTAATTATAAAATGGATGAGGACTACAGTAAATACGATATCATTTTTAAGTCTGTTCAATCTGGAGCTATTAGAACATTATTCGAAGCACTTAAAGAAGTTCTAACAGATGTAAACATCGATTTCAATGAAACCGGGTGGAAAATTATTACTATGGATAACACAAAAGTTGCTCTTGTTCATTTGAAATTAGTAGCTGATAGTTTCGTTTTGTATAAATGTAATAATCCGTGTAAGATAGGTATTTGTATTGCTTCTCTTTACAAACTATTGAAGATATCCGGAAATAATGATATCATCACTATGTACGTTCTCAAGAATGATACGTCTCGATTGCACATCGTAATTGAAAATAAAGATAAAAATACAATTGTACATTCTAAACTGAAACTTCTGGATATTGACGAGGATATACTTGATATTCCAGATGCTGAATTTGATTCTGTGATAACTATGCCTTCAAATGAATTTCAGAAGATATGTAGGGATATGAGTAACATAGCAGAGACGCTTATCATCGAAAGTAAAGGAGATAGTTTTTCTATGTCGGTTGAAGGAGACATTGGAGAAATCGAGATCGATATCGGAGAAACTCAAAATGGACTTATTTTCTCAAAAAAATTCGAAGGAAAAAACGTAAAAGGTCGATTTGATCTAAAATACATTATGTTATTTATTAAGAGTTCTTCTTTGTGTAGCCAGGTAGAGATCTTCCTCAAGCAAGATTATCCTCTTATTTTGTTATATTCGGTAGCAAATCTTGGATCGATTAAATATGTTCTAAGTCCAAAAGTGTACGATTGAATTTAAAGTGTAGTCTAAAGTGTATCACTGAGGTTTTCTCTAATAAATTCATGGTCAAATGTGTTTTCATGAAATATTTTATTTGTGTCAAGGTGTAAATCACCTCTTTCGTCGTTTTCTTCGACTAGTTCCAAATTTTCTATCGAATTATTGGAAGTATCGAAGTCTTTATGATTTACCAATTTCCCAGAAGGAATTTTTCCATTATGAATAAACCACACTAGTTCATGATAAAAAATACTTTTTCCAGCTATATCGGCTACCATATAATTGAGTTGCATTTCCTGTATTTTATAATATTTAGCATTATAAAATGGAGGAAAATACGCAACTATGTGACGAAGAAAAGAAATTACACAAGATAGAAACAGGGGTGAACGTTAACAATAAAGAACTTTCAATATTGGAAGAAAAAATGATTGAGGCATTTCCTGACGGTATATCAATACGATCTCTCACAAAAGCAGCTACAGATTTTATGGGTATTGTTGGTCAGATAGAAAACCTTTCCGGTACTGAAAAGAAGCAACTGGTTATTGATATGTTGATTCGTAAGGCAGAAGGTAACGAACAACTAAAAAATATTATATTAGATATTGTTCCAGATATAATTGATTATCTGATCGATGTTGAAAACGGAGACATGGTTTTTAATCAAAGAATAAAAAATAAATTAAGATGTTTCGTCTGTTTTAACAAATAAATTTGTTTGAAAATTTGTAATGAACTACGAGACAGATCCAAAAAAATTACTTGATTTGTTACAAAAAAAAGAACATGATCCGTATTCCAAAAACGAATACAATGAAACAAGCCTTATGGTAGCCGTAAAAAAAAACAACGAGCTTGCAGTGTCTATATTATTATCATATAAAGCGGATATAAATACACAGGATATTTTTTTTCTGACACCTCTTCATTGGGCTTGTATAAAAAATAATTCAAATCTAGTAAGTTTATTACTAATCAATAACGCAGATCCGGGAATTGTTGATTTCATGGATAAAACTCCTATTGATTATGCTATTTACTATAAACATTACAACTTATTTGAGAATTTTTATGACTCTATGTCATTATCTATGATACGTGAATCATATATTGATCAAATAAATATCAGAAATTTCCAAGTTGTTGAACAAATTACAAGTTACAGGGTTATTAAAAACAACGAAACGTTTCTATTGAATAGTATAATCGAAAAGGATGATTCTTATGTTTTACATTTAATAATCGGATTTATGAAATTAAAATGCCCAAGGGTATTTGACACTACAAGATGGATAGGAAAACTAATAAATAAATGCATAACACTTTATTCCATAAACTGTTTGCCTATTTTACTGGAAAATGAAAAAAGTATTAACTTTACAGAGTATATTTTCTCTGGACAGACTTTCGTTCATAAAGCAGTAAAACAAAATAATATAGAAGCTGTTGAAATATTATTAATGTATAAAGCAGATCCTTGTATATATGATACCTTACATAGATTACCTATTCATTATGCTGTGCTGTATAGAAATATGGATATTATAACATTATTAATGAAATATACGTTCAACGTAAATAAAATTGATTTCCATAATAACACTTTCATGGAGTACGTATTAGACTTAGGAAATAATGATATTTTTAGTACTTTTATACAAGAATGCGATTTAACGACACTTTATGCCTGTCTGAGAAAATTAGAAAGACAAAAAGAAACGCTAACAGAAACCCAATTAAAAATTCAAACAGAAATCAAAGATTATATATTTGAATTCTGGAAACCACTCATAACTGTTTTAAATACTTCATTGAACGAACTAGGACCACTCATAAAATCTTTTATTTCATAATAAACTTGTCATTTTCCAGTAGACCCAAACCCGCCTTCGCCTCTTTCAGTTGAATCGATAGAAGAAACAAGTTTAGATTTAATACTCTCCCCATCAAAAGCAACACATTGTACGAGTCTATCACCCTTAGAAATATTCCATTCTGAATCAGAAAAGTTGTCTACAAGAATCATGATATTCCCCCTATACATTGAATCGATGATAGCTACGGAATTTGACAACCTAAGTGGGGTCTTGCTTCCCATACTGGAGCGCGGATATACTTGATACGGTATGATTCTTCCATCTTTGTTTTCAAGGCGACATTTGATTTTTAGATCGATTTTAGTTGATAGACTCTTCGGAGGAATTACGATATCATCTGGGCAGAATAAATCGAATCCAGAATCATCTGTATGATTTTTTACATTTGAATAGTACGAGCTGTATAACTTTTCATCGCATAGGATATATAGCGTGTTCATTTTTTTATTATTTGTATAATATTTTTAAATAGTTTAATCTACAATTCGAATCTTGCAAGATTCCGACAATGTTCCACATATGCCAATTACATCAAACATTTTCAGAATCAGGCTTTCAGACAAATATTTACTGTCTTGAATAGTATTTCTATTTTTTCGCAATTCTATTTCAAATTCATATGAAATTTCTTCAGAGTCCTTTTTATTTGTTCTCACTTCAGTGAGATCAAAATCCCACATTTTATATTCCCAGGTATTTCTCTTTTTGGTTCTGGAATGTTCACATTTTGATTTCAGGGGGAATTTATCGGTATCTACTGGGATTTCTTTAGAAACTGAAACCCTGAAATCGATAGGTCCGTTGTCAATTATAAAATTAATATTAAGTAATCTTTTCTTTTCGATACACCTCTGTTCCCCATTGTCAGATACAGACAATCTGAGTTTTTTTGATATATAATCAGTCTCGAGAATTTCTTTAGTGTTTTTCCATCTATTCCCAGACATCATTAGTTTTTTAATGTTTTCATAATGCTCATCTCCAATGTTTGTTCCAAATGTGCGCGAATCTTCTTCATATATTCCAAGTCTTCCTTCGATTTCCACAAGTGGGTCGTCTTTGTATTTCTCAAGAATTTCAGATACTTTTTCGATTACTTCAGACATATCCATCCGAATATTCATAGACTCCATTTTTTTAACAATCGAATCAATTCCATTTTCTTTTTTATTGGAAACGTTTTCATTTTTAGTTTCCAATTGACTCATTATGTTTATCGGTTTAAACAACCAAAAAAAGTCTTGACTTTTACCGTATATGTAATATTTTTAGATATACTATAGTTATTTTTTTTTTGTAAATTATTTTCACATTATAGCTGCTCCAGTTGACCCAGTAACGATATCTGGAAATCTTAAGAAAACAGCCAATATATACAGTATAAGTATGATTAATATCCATATAATCGTTTCTCTAAAAAAAGATCCAAAATCAAGAATATAAGAATTTTTATTTTCATTTCCGGAGTTTGGAATTTTTACGTTCGGTTTAGCCCCGATATCTGGTATTTCTATTTTCATGAATTCGAAACTTTCAGGTGGTAGAATAAAAATAATAAGTGGATCAAATATGGTTTCTCTGAATTTGTTTATCATTGAAAATGTGAAAATGGAACCTATTGATGTTACGGTTATCCATTTTTCCTTAAAAATGAAATCAATGGGATCAATCGGATACAATGTCATTTATATATAGCTTTTTTTAAAAACCTATTTAAAAAAAAACCAATAAACTAATTTAATTTTCCTATAATGACTCTAATTTTTTTATTTCCTTTCCATTCCAAATAATTATTTATAAAAATTAGAGAATTTGGTACTGGAAAATAACAAGTATCTGTAATATTATTATAAAAATAACATTCGTCGTCCCAGTTTATATCATTTTTAAGAAAAAACAGTAAAGTGTATGGCTGTATCCTATCTGGAATTTCTTCGTTGTACTCACAATCAAAATCTTGAAATAAGTCACCTGAAATATTTTCGTTTATGTATTCGAAATCTTTTTCATTGAAAACACTGAACAATCGGATATATAGCCCAAGACTTATTTTCTTTTTTTCGGGAAAGAAATCGATTTCCTTTTTTTTTTGTAAAAAAGGAAAATACGACAAACACATAATCAAATACAATACGTTCATAATTATATTAAAATATAAATAACATATTATTATGAACTCGATCAACAGAGAAATTCTGATAACGATCGAACAACATAAACAGAAATTGGATTTCGAGTATAAACAGATAGAATCTGTATTAAATGAGTTCTCAAAAAAGTTCGAGAATGATCCGGTTTCATCTATAAAAAAAGCAGAAGATATAGTAGAATGGTTAAAAGAAATTGTAATTGGAATAAAAATCATAGAAGGGTATATTCACAATTTTCCAAATGCAAAGGAACCGAAATGCGGGTATGTTTCTGATAAAATACATCAAATAGAAAATGAACCTATTATATCTAAAGTTTATGATATTATAATCCCATTGTCCATGATGTTAAATACGGTTTTTCTATTAAGGGACATTTAAGTTTTTACGATATACTATTTTTTCTTAGATTTCTTCGTAGGTGTGATGTCCATTGGTTTTTCAACTGGTTTTTCAACTGGTTTTTCAACTGGTTTTTCAACTTCAACGTTATTTGTTTGATTTCTCAAAAGGTCTTTTAAATTTTCGGATTCATTGTCAGATTCTTGTATTTCTTCTGATCCTTCACATACATGATCCTCAGAATCATTCTCAGAATCGTCCTCAGAATCATCCTCAGAATCATCCTCAGAATCATCCTCAGAATCATCCTCAGAATCATCCTCAGAATCATCCTCAGAATCATCCTTAGAATCATCCTTAGAATCATCCTTAGAATCATCCTCAGAATCATCCTCAGAATCATCCTCAGAATCATCCTCAGACTCATCCTCAGAATCATCCTCAGAATCATCCTCAGAATTATATACCATATTATTTATTTCAGACTCCGATACATTTTGTAGAATTTTTTTCACAACTTTCACGTCTTCTTTTACTTCCTCGTTTGGAATACAATAATCTTCTAAAGTTGGAAAAATATCCTTGATTTTATGTCTGTGTTTATTATCGATTTTCTCTGGTAACACTAAATTAAATCTCACAAATAGGTCACCAAACTTGTTTGGGTTGTCTTGATTAGGCATTCCTTCTCCTTCTAATTTTCTTATTCCGTTATTTAAGTATAAGATATCATCTGTATTGGATTTTATATTGATAATATGACCATCTAAATGTTTTATATTGTATTCCCATCCAAATGAATCTGAGAATGATATGTCTTTTATAATATACAAATTATCAGAATCCCTTTCGAATACATCGTGAGATACTTCATTGATTGTAATAAGAATATCACCAGGAGCGTGTCCTGGAGTTTGATCACCCTCTCCTACAAACCGTAACATTTGCTGGTCAACCGTTCCAGGTGCAATAGGAATAGTTATGGTTTTTTTCTCTATGTAAATTTCTTCTTTGATTTTTCCGTTCTTTTCATTTATTTGTCTAACCCTCTTTCTTTTCACGGAAATGTTTTTTTTCTTTCCTTTATAAAGTTCTTCTAATTTAACATTGATACTGAAATGAAGATCTTTATTTTTCTTCTTTGTTGAAGCGATTTTATCATTTTCATTATTTTGAAAAGAAACTTTCATATTATTTCCAGTTGTATTTGAATATAGTATACCAGAATTAAATTTTTCAGGGTCGTTCATCATTGTCATCACGTTTTTAGTAACATGCTGAATCATATTATTAAGATCCATACCCTGTAATTTCTTTTTTTCACTCTCCGGAATATCATTTGCCAGTTGTTGAGCTAGGGTGAATATATTATTCATATATAATATAACTTAAACAATTTTTTGAAGAAAAGTGGGCGCGCAATGGAACTCAACAATAAACTCGATTAAAATACCAACTGTGATTTAGTCTTACCCAATAAAATGCTGGTCATTTCAGTTGTTGTTGTATGATAAAGAAAAGAATATAGAACACGCTTTTATGATAAATTATACTGGATTCTCGTAAGTTTTTATCAATTTGTACAATCTAAAATGATCCCCTCTCATTCTATTAGCTGTTTTTTCTAATATTTTTATTTTAGCGTGGAAATGATCATGTGTTTGCCATTCACCATGATTAAAACTGAGAGAATAGTCGTTTAGATTCCAGTGAGCACAGAACTCATCTATATTCCTGAAGAAAGAAATGAGTTCGGTATCTAGAAAATCTTTTAGAGTGTTATAATGTTTTTTTGGTGTAACAATTATCATATTTCTATTGTGCATATCGTGGTGAAAAGTCATGTCGTCTATTTCCTTTATTATATGTTTTAGAACTTTTCTCTCTGGAAAGCAAGTGTAACATTTACTTTTTTTCTTTTTAATTGATTTTTGAATATTATCTTTTTTAACTGTTTCCATGTTTTTTTGAATCTAATAAATATAATAAAAAGCATCTTTACGACGTACACGTTATTATCTGTTCGGTAATGAAAAATTAGGTACTTGCGGAGGAGGACCTCTAACAGGAAGAGACTCCATTCTTTCTTTCGTAAATCTCTCCAATTCGGAATTAAATTCTTGTTCTTTTTTACTCACCAATTGTTTAGAAGGGCCGCTTTGGGTTGAATGTGAGTCACGAGAAGCCTCGATTTGAAAAGAAGCCCCGTCTTGAAAAGAAGCCATGTTTTTTTTCATTTCTGGCATATAGTTTTCAAGTGAAGTGTAATGTAGATTTCCCTTTTTCTCAAATTCTGGTCCAGACGAGAAACTATCTTTTACTTTTTCTGCTAACCAGTCGAATGCTTCTTGTCCTTGTAATATATGTTGATTACTAATACCAATAGCTGGAACTTCTTTTAGTTTCTTTGGATAATTCTGTACATCCTCTATCGCTATTTTATCGAAAAATTCATTTAGAACAGGGTATTCGTTCAAAATACCTATTATTTTCTTTGAATATACACATTGTCTCGAATAGAAAAGTATATATCTACTAGACATTTGTAAAGTATAAAAACATTTTTTTGATTTAATTTAAGCGACAATCTTTTAAATGTCAATTTAAAACAATCTTTTAAATGTCAATTTAAAACAATCTTTTAAATGTCAATTTAAAACAATCTTTTAAATGTCAATTTAA